ACGACTTGTGCAAGATTTGGATTGAAGTGCGTACAGCGACCTGTAACTGCTCCATTTGTGATAATTTTTCCATGAATTTTTCCTTTATTGTTTAATTTTAAATATGCTTGTTCGCCATCACTTAGCTGTCCAAGTCTCTTTTGAATTAGTAGATGTCTTGATATTAATTTTGCTTCTTCATAAGGTAGTGATTTTAAAACCTTCTCATTAACTTCAGGCTTACCTGTTGCTGTAAATGATTGTGGTTTCCAACCTAATGTTTTTAATCTGTCTGCTATATGGTCTCTTGAATTAGGATTAAATATTTCAGTTTTAAATTGTTCAACTGGTACTCCTGCTTTTATTCCTCTTTTCTTATTATCTCTTTTGTAAGTTTTAAATCCTGTAGATTTTCTCCAACTTCCAAAGACTGCAGAAAGTTTTTGTTCAATCTCCAGTCTTTGTTTCTGTAAGGATAAGAAAAGCGACTGAGCAGTCGTCTCATCAAAATCAACACCACCTTGTTCTTGCTTAATAATCCAATGTGCAAAGTCGTGTTCTAATTTAATAGCTTGTTTAGAATAGTTCTGTTTCTCAATTAACTTGTATAAAAGGTAAGTAACTTCTACATCTCTTTCACAGTAATCCTGCATATCCTTAGTCCACACATCAAATGTAGCTGTTTCTGCAAAGTCCCCTTTTCGTAAACCTAATCTATAACCCCAACTTTCGATTGAATGTTTACCTATAAGTTTTGGTGGAAGGTTTTTCTTTGTGTAATCTACTTCAGTCATGTTTGACCAAATAAGCCTAGAACAAAGTAAAGTATCTAATACTTCTCCTTTGTATTTATAGCCTGTTACCTTTTCTATAGCAGGTAAATCAAACCCCATTATAGAATGACCTATAATCATATCTGCTTTCTTTAGTAACTCTAGACCCTCATTGATTTGGTCAGGATTATAGGAATATACTTTTTGAGTATCTACATCTCTAAAGACCATACAATGAATTTTGTCTAAGCTGTCCAAGAAACCATTGGTTTCAATATCTAGTATTAGTTTCATTTTAAGTTTCATTAGTGAATTTGTGTTACTGTAATTTTCTCTGTGCTTGGTAAGATGTGTGAAACACTTTGAATAGCTTTTGATATTAATTTTTTAGCTTCAGTGTCCCCACACATTATAACTGGATAAACATTGTCATATTTAATCGCATTATAAATTGCCACCATAATTGTCTTTGATGTTTCAAAAACTAATTGTTGTTGGTGTTGTGATAATTGTAAATAATCTGGCTTATCAATTAAGAAAGCTAGAATAAATTTAGTTAATATTTTTTCATTCATCAAAATCTCCTTCTGACAAACGACCTGTATCTTTGTTATAAATTAATGTTGATGCAATTCCTGTATCTCCACTAAATCTATTTTTAAGTACACGACATACCATTACATTGCCTTCATCAGCAGACTGTTGGTTTCTTTCAAAACCTAATACTGCATCTGATAATTGAGCTAAAGAATGTGAACCTCTCAAATGTGATAAAGAAGTTTGTGTACCTTCTTCATGTCCAAATTTACCTTCAGGTCTTTTAAGATGTGATACAACAAACATTGCACAATTTAGTTCTTCAACTAATTGTCTTAGTTGTGTCATTGTATTATCTATTAATCTTCTTTCATCTCCTTCAGCTAATCCTGAAATAACAATAGAGATATGGTCTAGGAATATAACTTTGCAGTCTAAACCTTTTACCATGTAACGAATTTTATTTAATAAATCATCTGTGGAATGACTACCCCAGTGGTCGTACAGGGTTATGTAATCTTTTATTTTATTCCACTCATTAACTATATCTTCATCAGGTATAGTTTTTCTAACTTCAGGAATATGTATTAATTTATTTAAACCAACAGAAACTATTCCTCTAATACTTCTCTTAACATTTTCTTCTAATGCAATGTAACCAACTTTATGTTTGTTACTAATTAAGTGATAAGCAATTTCTCTACATACTTGTGATTTACCTGTACCTGAACCTGCACATAATAAATTTAGTTCTCCAAGTCTTATTCCATTTAATTTAGAATTTAATCCATTCCATTGGTAAGGAATACTTTCAACATAAGTATCTTTTAATAATAAGTCTTTTGTATCTACACCTTCTATAATACCTGCAGGACTAAATGCTTTTGCTTCCCAAAAACTATCAATTATTTTAGCACCTAAATTAGATACCAATAAATCATTAGCATCTTTCATAGGTAACTTAGCTATGTATGCTTTTTTAACTGGTAAGATGTTTGCACATTCAACTGATGCTTTGTTACCTGCATCATCATTGTCAAACATAAGTACAATTTTTTCAAATTTACTTAGCCACTCTAATTCTTTTTTAATATATTTTTTTGCTGAACTAGCTCCTGATGGAACTGATACTACTGGATATTTATGATTATTAATTTGGGAAACAGACATTGCATCTATTTCTCCTTCAGTAATGATTATAGATTTACCACCATCACGCCATAGGTTTTGACCAAACAAAGTAATCTTGTCTGTATCGCCTAACCATTTAAAAGATTTATCAGCAAAACGAATGTGCTGTGCTACCAAACTATACTGTTTGTCGTAGTAATTAGATATATGGCAATTCCTGCCATTATATATTCCAGTCTCATAATTAAATTTGTTGCATGTTTCTGAGTTTATTTGTCTCTTAGGTAATGCGTTTACAGAACCTTCTATTAAATCTAGCACTTCTTTCCTTTTCGTTTGTATTGGTAATTGTTGTTCTCCATTAAGAGGTGTCCACTGCAAACACCCAAAACAGTACGAATGAAATTCGTAGATGGCTAAATTGTCTTGGGAGTTGCAGTTGTTACAAGGAGCATGACGAATGAATTTCTCATCTGGTTTAATTTGGTTCTTCATTTTGAAGTTCCATTTCTCTCAAATCAGCTTCATCTGTTAATGCGTCTTGAAATTTGTAATTGGGAATATCTTCGTTAAGTAAGTATTCTTGGACATCAAAGTTAGGACATGTCTTTTGTTTATCTAAATCGTAATGTCCAACTATTCTTGCGTCTGGGTATAGTTCAACTAATCTTGTTAATTGTTTCTTTAAACTATCCCATTGTTCTGCTGTAAAGTTATCTTCAGGCTTTAGCCAATCTTCTTCTAATGCACCACCAACTAAACATAATCCAAATGATGTATGGTTATATCCTTTGACATGAGCTTGAATTGCATTGTCTGCTCTGCCTTGTTCATAAGTACCATCACGCTTGATGACACCACCATAACCAATCTTTAGCCACCCTCTTTCTCTGTGCCATCTGTCAATCATTTTAGCATCAACATCTTTTTGTGATGGTCTAGTCTGACTACAGTGAATGACTATGTATGTTGTATTATCTCGCATTATTTTTTCGCCTTTATTTCTTTAAGCCATTCTTGTGGGAATGGTTGTTTGGTTGATTGTATGCAGTGATACTTAAACTTAAATAAGTCGCACCACTTTCCATAAGTAGTTAAAGATTTTTTTCCAATTTTTGTTTTAGAGTTTGAAAAGATAAATCTAATATCTAATTCTGGGTGTTGTTCTTTAATGAGTTTGTGCTTTTTTCTATCTGCTGAATTAAAAGCACCCTTCGCTTCCACAATAAACCTATCGTTTATTGGGAAGTCTGGGGTATATGATTTTTTCTGTGTAGGTAATTCAAACTTAATCTTCATACCTTCATAAACAAAATGTACTTTGTTTGATTTAAGGTAGTTATAAATTACTTCTTCTAAACCACTTTTTAATTCAACAGTCTTAGAAATCCGAACTCTCTTGTACTTCTGGTGCATTTGAGTTCTCGCTTCCTGTTGATTTACTTTCAAAACCATCTTCTTCTTTGAAGATGTTATTGTCTGATTTGCCTTCTACTAGTTTAATAACTTGTACTGCTTTCAATCTTAAACTTACTCCTGCACCTAACATTGGTGTGTAGTAAGGTACTTCTTGATAAGCACACTTCATTATTGAACCACCCCATATACTTACATTTGCAGGTAATGGATTTTTCTTGGCATCAAATAGCGTAGGTCTTTGAGAAAACTTCTCTTGTGTTTTTCTATTAACACCTGACGCTTTCATTTTTAATTTGAAGAAAACAAAATCGCCTTCTTCAGTATAAGGCTTAGGTGCTTCTTTGACCTTTTTGCCTTTGTTATCTTTTTCAGCTTTAGCAAGACTGTCTACTATTGCTTGGTTTACACCTTTAAGCATTTCTGTAGCGTCTGATTTGCTAACCTTTAAAGTTACCTTGTATTCTCCAAGTTCATTAAAACGAACATCTGGTTTTACAAGGTGTGGGTAAATGGCTTCAGAAGCAACACTTACCTTTGTTGTTATATCACTCATAGATTTCTCCTTTTTAGTTGAGTAGCCAACTGAACAACTAGAAAGGAATATGGGAGTTCAGTTAGCTATAAGTGGAACTTTATATGCAGTAGTGCATATATTAGGATAAAACAAATCATATACAGAAAAATACAGATTTTCTTACTAGGTCTAAATCCAAGTTACCCTTTGTAGGTATTGTTGGAAATTTCTTTAGATTTTTTTCTGATAACATAGCTTTCATTTCATTTGCAAAATTCAATAAAACATCTTGTTTATATATTTCACAAAAAGCATCTCTTATAGCATTAGCCATAATCCTATTGTCAGGTGCAGTGCAACCGAAACTGTCATGTATCATACTAAAGTTATCAACACCTGCTTCTTTAGCTTTCACTACAGCTAATTGTAAAACACTAGCATCTAACGAATGAATAAAATTAGGACATACACTTTGTGCAGTTTTTCTTTTATCAATAACATTAGTTTCTGATGCAACTGATAACTTAACAATGCTATCTCCCATTTTAGTTTTAACTCTTTTACTTTCCTTTTTGTAACACATCATCTGTACTGGAAAGTTTAAAGGAGTAGACCAACATACAGGTAAGTTTTCTGATGCAACTAGTCTTGCTATAGATTTTAAGAAATCCATAATATCTCTAGCTTTAACAACTACATCATTAATACTTTCCCATACAATAGGTGTTAAGTATGCAGTAGATTTAAACAAGTCTTCTCCAAAGCTATGTTTAGTACCTCTTTCTACAAACTCTTTACTGACATGGTCTTCTAAGTATTGTCTACATGAATACCTTGTTAATGAATAAGGTAAACACATCACAGGTTTCTTACAGATTTTTCTATCTATTCCATAAGCTAACCATTTCTTAGCCATATCATCAGTTTTGTTTTCTAACTTCCTAGTAACTTCTTGTGCTACTAAATTATAAACATCACTTGGTTTATTAGATGGTACTAGATTAGTTGCACTACCACCTACTTCATCTCTCATCATTGCTGAATAGTGCTGTAACCCAGAGTTACTACAGTCTGCTTGTATTGGTAATGTAGTTATAAAACTATCATCAAAATTACTATCACTGTACGCTTTCATCTCATAACAAAATGCTAAGAAACAAAAAGGTTTATCTGCTTCACACCACCATGTGTATTCTAATGGAGATGTTGCACATTCTATAATCCTTTCCATTTTATCTTTTATCCAATTAACTCTTACAGGAAGTTCTTCTTTATCTACTTCTCCAAATAGACCTGCACCTGCTACTGCAAGTATGTCAAAGTTATCTCCTATTCTTTTACCAAACTTAAAAGTTAATAAGGCTCTAGAATAATCTGCAGACTGTGGACTTAACATTGCAGGTTTAGGATATACCCTTGACCTAAAATCTAATTGATAAGGATAAAAGAAACCACCCTTGTCTAAAAGCATTTTAGCTTCTTCCATTATTTGTCTAACCTGTATGAACTTAGAGTTTTGTTTTGCTCTACCAGAATAAACTTTAGATGCTTCCTTCTTCCATTTAATTAAACTTTCTTTGTTAGTAGAAATATCTACAGGTTTAATTGGAAGTTCTATTGTCTTTGGATTTACAGGTAATTTACCTAATGGAAAATCATTATCCATACATTGCTTAATAACCTCATATATAGGTTTATTAATAACCCACTCAGTATGTTGCATGATATTTACCGACTGGTAAACCACAGGCATTTCTTTTGTCAGGTTCTTTAGTTCTTCTAGGTATCTTCTGTTTGACGCTTTAACTAAATTATAGTGCATATTATTTATTCTCCTTATTAATTGATTGACTGATTTCTTTAGCTGATTGTTGTTTGTAGTTATGCTTCTTCCCATAATATCCACCAACAAAAGGATTTTCCCATTCTCTAGGTGGCATTAGCATTGGCAAGTATTTT